GTTGTTTGCACACAACCGCAAAATTATCGGTTTTGGGTTAGGCTAGAAAACAGGGAAGGAAGCAATGAAAATAGAAAGAATCAAACTCGCCGAGCTTCGCCATGATGACCAGAACGCTCGCACCCACGATCAGACAAACCTCAAAGCCATAGCTGGCAGCCTTGAGCAGTTCGGTCAACGCAAACCGATTGTCATCACACAAGATAACAAGGTTGTCGCAGGCAACGGCACACTCACCGCCGCCAAGCTAATCGGCTGGACTGAGATTGACTGCGTTCGAGTTCCGGCTGACTGGACTGCCGACCAGATAAAGGCTTACGCACTTGCCGACAATCGAACCGCTGAGTTGGCTCAATGGGATGAGCAAGTTATGGCTGCTCAGTTGCTTGACCTTCAAGAAGCGGGCTTTGACATCGAGGCAATCGGCTTTGATTTAATCCAGCCAGAGTCAGAACCTGACGAGTTAGAGGATGAATTACCTGAGGATGTTGAAACAAGAACAAAGCTAGGTGATTTATGGAAACTTGGAAATCATTTATTAGTTTGTGGAGACTCGACCATTCCAATCACATATTCCAAAATGAATTTTCAAAATGAAAAATATGCTGTCTTTACGGATCCGCCCTACGGATTTAATTATGTAAAAAAATCAAATCAAGAAAGCATAGAAAATGATGGCAAGGAATTTGCCGAAGTAATTTCAAAAGCAATTTCGCATGTGTCTGCTGAAACAATGTTCATTTGTGGGGATGCCAAAACTGCTGGCGAATTTTTAGATGCCACGCAAAATATTGGAAAACCGAAATCACTAATTGTTTGGGTCAAGCCAATCCAACATCGGATGCATAGATTTGAACCCTGTCACGAATTTATTTGGTATTGGGGTCACAACGGATCACCTTTTTATGGCCCAAATGTATTTGAAAGTAAAAGAGCCATAGAAAAGTATCATCCGACAGTCAAACCTGTTGAACTTGTTAAATATTGTTTGAACTCGATTGAAGAAACAAACATTGTTGATATGTTCGGAGGGTCTGGAACAACACTCATAGCTTGCGAACAAACAAATAAAAAAGCATTTGTTATAGAGCTTGATCCGAAGTATTGCGATGTCATTATTCAGCGTTGGGAAAACCTAACAGGCAAGAAAGCTGAGCTAGTCAATGCCAGCAGGTAGGCCAGCCAAACCAATCGAGCAGAAACGCATGCTAGGTAATCCCGGCAAGCGAGCATTGCCCTCTAACGCAATTGAGATTGCGATGGTGACAGAAACCCCACAACCAACCAGACCGCTTCTGAAATACGGACAAGAACTCTGGGACAAGGTTTGGAGCATGGGCGCAACATGGATAAGCCCCAACACCGATAGCGAACTTCTACTGATGACCTGCGAAATGATTGACGAGCGTTGGAATCTCAGGGTGAAAGTGATGCAGACCGATGATGCAAGACTGCGCCGAGGGCTGAGAGAACTAGACCGCCAGATAGTTTCCAATCTGTCATTGCTAGGCTTTAGTCCAGCAGACCGAAGCAGGCTAGGGGTAGCCGAAGTAAAGGCAGCAAGCAAGCTCGAAGAACTAATGCTCAGAAAGGCAAAGCGTGTGGCCTCCACAGTGGTTGACACCAGTTCCGCAGAATCTGATTGAGTCGGGCGAAGGCGATTTCGTCATTGACTTTGCCGAGGCCTTTGGCGTTGTAACCAAAGACTCGATAGCAGGAAAAGCGGGAGAACCGCTACACCTGCGAGAGTGGCAGAAAGAACTAATCCGCCATGTCTTCGCAGGGCAAGATGGTCTTTACCGCCACGCCATAAACCTGATCCTGATGCCGAGAAAGAACGGCAAGTCTGCACTCGGTTCTATCTTCGGCCTTTACTCTCTGATACTCGGAGTCAGGGGAGCAGAAGTCTATTCAGTCGCAGCTGAAAAGGAACAGGCTCGCATCGTTTTCCAAGATGCTAAGCGAATGATTGAGGCAAGCGAAGAACTCTCAAAGCTAACCAAACTTTACAGAGACGCAATCGAACTACCTGCCAACGGATCGGTGTATCGAGTTCTCTCTGCCGAGGCTTACTCGAAGGAAGGTCTAAACCCATCGGCTGTAATCTTTGACGAGCTTCACGCCCAGCCCAATCGAGAACTGTTCGATGTTATGTCTTTGGCTATGGGTGCAAGAGGTCGCTTAGCAACGCTCATCGCCATCACCACGCCCGGCGTTCGCACCGACACCACAGGTCAAGACTCAATCGCTTACACGCTCTATCAGTATGGGCAGAAGGTTGCTAGGGGTGAAGTAGAAGACCCGACTTTCTTCATGGCAAGTTGGGAAGCACCTGCCGAAGCTGACCACACACAACCTGAGACTTGGCGAATGTCAAACCCCGGTTATGGAGACATCTGCTCGGCAGAAGATTTTGAGTCGGCCGTTAGGCGAACACCTGAGCCAGAGTTCCGCACTAAGCGTTGCGGGCAATGGGTATCGTCAGCGGTGTCATGGTTGCCGTCAGGTTCTTGGGAAGCCTGTGAAGCACCGCTCGACCTGACAGACAAGGAATACATCATTGGCTTTGACGGATCGTTCTCAGGTGACTCGACAGTCCTAGTTGGTGCAACAGTCGAAGACGAACCGCAAGTCTTTATGATTCAGGCATGGGAGAAAGACCCAAACATCCATGACGCTACTTGGCGAGTTGACATCCTTCAGGTCGAGAACAAGATTCGAGAGTTCGTCACCGCCAACCCAAAAGTCAAAGAGATAGTCTGCGACCCTTACCGCTGGCAAAGGTCAATGCAGGTTCTCGCTGAGGAAGGCTACCCCATAGTTGAGTATCCATCCACAAATGCAAGGCGCATGGTCCCGGCTTGCGCCAAGTTCTTTGACGCTGTAGTTGACAAGAAGCTCAGACATGACGGAGACCCGCTACTGGCTCGCCATCTCTCAAACGCAGTAGTGAAAACCGACAATCTAGGAGTCAGGATAGTGAAAGAAAACAGAGCATCATCACGCCGTATTGACGCAGCAGTCGCAGCGGTGATAGCAGTAGATAGAGCCTTACAGGTTAGAATAGAACCCGAACAACTAACTCCGGGTGTCTATGTCTTCTAAATTGGTCACAGCTCTACAGGTTGCAGGGGCAATTGCCATAAGTGTCGGGGTTGGTCTTATTTTTATCCCTGCGGGAATCATTGTTGGTGGAGCTTTCTCCATCCTCTTCGGCATAGCTATTGAGAGGCGTTGATGCTAGGAAACATTTTCGAGAAACGAGCAGTAACCCCTAACAGCCTTTGGGGTGCTGGTCTTGACTTTGAGCTTCAGAACAACTCAGGCACTTTTATTGACGAAGACAATGTCTACAAGCTCGCAGGTGTATCAGCAGCCATCTCGCTGATCGCTGGAACAATCTCAACCCTGCCGATGGATGCTTGGGTTCGCAGAGACGGACAGAAACTTCTAATGAGGCCAAAGCCTGACTGGGTAAACCGACCTGACATTTCTTTCGTTGACCGAACCCCATTCATCAGCTCAATCATCGCTTCCCTGATGCTTGACGGCAATGCTTTCGTTCGTGTCTTCAGAGACGAAGAAGGTTTCCCAATCAACCTGATGGTTCTTAACCCGACCAAGATTGAAGTTAAGCGCAATCGCAATGGTCGAGTGATGTTCACTTATGAGGAAGACCAGAAGACTTACACCTCTGACGAGATTTTGCACATTGTGGAATCAGTGATGCGACCCGGTGGAATCCGAGGCGTGTCAAGAGTTGAGGCAATGAAAGACGCTCTTGGTTTAGGACTTGCTCTCGACTCATACGCACAGCGTTTCTTTGGACAAGGCGCATCGGGTAACTACGCTCTAGTGACCCCTCAGTCGCTCACTGAGGATCAGGCGAAGCTTCTGGCGAAGTCGGTTGACGCTCGTCATGGGGGTTGGAGAAAAGCTCACAAGACAATCGTTCTTCACTCAGGTCTTGACATCAAAGACATTGGCATCAACCCAGAAGAGTCACAGCTTCTCGACTCACGCAGAATGTTTATCGAAGACCTCTGCCGAATCTGGAACATCCCATCTCACCTGATGAACCTGCCGGGAACTAACACCTACTCAAGCATTGAGCAGACCTCCATCGAGTTCGTAACCCATACTCTCAGACCTTATGTTGCAATTATTGAGAACTCACTCTCGACTCTGCTTCAGGTCTATCCAAACGGACAGG